CCAATACTCGGGCGAATACACATGGATACCCGTCCTCAAGGGGATGACCTCTTACATCTGCGACGATTGCCTGTTCACTGGCGCGACATGTGGCGCCGTCAAGTCCCAGAAGGGGAGCGTATGCAGCCCGCAGGAATGCCATTACATCCGCGCCCGCATGACCGCGCAGGCGTCCAGCCTCGTCGTTTTCAACTTCTACTCGTACTTCATTAATAAAATGTACAAAGATGTCGCCATCATAGACGAGGGCCACGGCACTGTCGATCTTCTCTACGGGCTGTTCGGGCGCAAGATATGGAAATGTGAGATGAAATACCCGGACGACATTGAACTGACGCCGACCGGTATCTATGATTTTCTTGTAGAGATCAGGCGCAACATGACCGATCGGCTAGCCAGTCTCGAGAGGAACCACGTCGCCGACGAAGTGATCGAAAAGCTCAACGAGGAGATCGACCAAATCGAGTCGCTCCAGTTCGCGCTCCGGACTTGCCCGGACGATTTCCTGATCAGGAAAAAGAAGGGTTCGTATTGGGGATCGGAGGCGCATCTCCGCAAAACTGAACAGGAATACATCTACGTCAAGATCATGAAGGTGGCGGGTCTGGGTGAGCGCATCCTGTGGCCGCGCCAGCACGTCGGCAAGATCATCCTGACGAGTGCGACGCTCGACAAGGAGGACGTGAATGCGCTCGGACTCGCGGAGGGTCGACGGGTCGGATACTACGAGTGCCCATCCGAGATTCCGGCTGAAAACCGACCGTTTATCGTCGACCACGCCGCCCCTATGACATTCCGGCACCGCGCCACGTCGATGCCCAAGATTGCGGCCAAAATCCTGAAGCTGTGTGAAGTTCACGCGGGTCAGCGCGGCCTCGTCCATTGCACCTACGATGTAGCCAAGGCGCTGAAGCCGTACCTCGACAAGAACCCGAGATTCCTATTCCACGACCAAAAGAACAAGGACGCGATACTACGGGAGTTTTTGGTCAAAAAGAAGCCCGACACCGTCTTGTTGGCGTCTGGCATGTCCGAGGGGATCGACCTGAAGGGCGATCTCGCCCGATTTCAAATCCTCACCATGTTGCAGTGGCCGAGTCTCGAGGATGACGTGATGGCGTGGATCGCCAACGAGCGGCCCAACCAATACAAATGGATGACGATCCGCGACCTAATCCAGAAGTCCGGCAGAATCGTGCGCGGCGCTGACGATTGGGGAACCAACTATTTCATTGGGTCGGAGTTTACCAAGGAATTTTACGAGCGCACCATTGCGATGTGGCCGACGTGGTTCCGTCCGGCAATCATATGGGTTTCGACATGACGGAACCGACTAGGTAAGAAGATCGCGAACCACCAACAACACTGACGTCTTGTCCTCATCGGACCACGCATCAGGGAAGACGAACTCGAGCTTGCCCTTTTGGTCCCGCACATCCGTTATGCGGTCGGTCATGAAGGCGGTCTGGTTCCGCCGGAAGATGACGAAGACGGGGGTGTTGGCGTCGTCGGCATATCTTTGGGCCAGCTTGGCCATCACGTCCCCCCAATAGGTCTTGATCGGGTTCAGCCTGCTGCTCCAGCCGATCTCCCACGGCGCAGAGGTGAATTCTTGGCGGCACACGAGTCTCATTTTGTCCCCCTTGGCAGTTCGAGTAATTGGGAGATCGCGACGTTGTAGCAGTCGGCCTGCACCGTGAAGTTGTTGGCGGGATCGATCTCGCCCTTCTTCAGGAATCTCGCGACCTTATAATATTCGCCCTTGGGGAGATACCCCAAAATCCACGCCCGCGTCTGGTCATTCATGACGCGCACGAAGGCGTACCAGTCACACTGTTGCTTGGTGTTGAACGCGGCGACCGAACAGTCATAGTTGAGTCGAGGCTCCGCGTTGGTCCGCTTGGTCTTCACGTCGATCTTGAGGTCGCGGCCCTCAATGGCGTTGTACAGCAACAGGTCGTAGTCGTAGGTGTTGGCGATCCGCGCCTTGCAGTAGGATGCGATGATCGTTTCGCCCACGAACCCGGCGAAATTCCCCTCGCCCTTCGTGATGCTGTTGTTGAGCTGGCCGAACGCCTTGGCTGAGTTGGCCGCGAAATCGAGAATGGCTTGGCTGATCCTAACTTCAATCATTTTGCCGCCTTGCGCTCCGCAGCCGTCCACAGCTTATCGATCTCGGCTAGCACGAGGAATGCCTTCCTGACCTCTGACCGGTCGACCCCGCCCAGCAGCGTCCACTTGATCCGTGGGATGCTGTTGGTCTTGGCGAGGTCGTAAATGAGCCTGACAACCCGAAGGCTGGACATGGCCGAGTCGTCGCCGTAATTGAGGAAGAGGGTCGCGTCAGTGATCTGCTTGGACTGGATGAGCGGGACGGCCTCCTGTGAGGTCCGGCACCACTTCCAGTCATCTGTTATGGGCGGTGTTTGCCCGTCTAGCCAGAGTTTCATCGTTGCTCCTAACATCCACGAAAACATGGTCCAAATGGAGCGAGCGATTCTGGCTCGCTGTCGGTGACACGCCACTCCTCAATACTAACAGTAAGGTCTCCGGTTTTCCACCGGACTTTGAGCCTAGACTCGACGCCCGGGCAAATCTTATCGGGGAGCCGGACCTTCCACTCCTTCCCGGGCCGATGCTCCTTCCTCTGGATTTCGGCCGCCTTGACGGCCGTCTCCATGTCACCGCAGACATCAATCACGTTTTCGCCCTCGTAGTCAACGCCAAAGAAAACCAAAAACACTGATTTACGCTCCATTGTATCCCTCCGTTCCTGTTAAAGATTCGTCGTCGTAGGCCCGCTGGGTGAGTCTGATCGACCCGTTGACTGGGTATTCCGTCGATTCGTACCTGTCGAACGAGAAGCCGCCAGACGACATCTCCACTATGTCCCCGACATACTTCGTCTTGCCCATGGTGATGCTGGTGATCCGTCCGATCGCACGCCCATCAAAGCGGATGATCGCGCCGGGCGCGAGGCCCTCGGGGAAAACAACCCCCTCCTCGGCTACGGCAGCGACTTCTGGGATATCGCCGAATTCATTGGCGCGAAAATGACACATCAGTTCCCCCCTTCCTGCCGCTCGACCGAAAAGAGAGCTTCGGCCAGCGCGTCTTGGAGCCGTGGCGCGGAGTTGCCACGGAGCAGGTCAACCGCATGGAGAGTCGCGTTCTTGCGCTTGCGCGGCGACATGTCGGCCACCTTGGCGGTGAAGATGTCGAGAATCTTCCGTTCGGTGTCGGTTGCGATGAACACGTCGAGAGGACTGGAAACTGGCAGAATCTTGGTCATTTTTGCTCCTATGGCGTAAAGCCGAACCCTTCCGACTGGGTCGCGTTCCAGCGGGCTTCCGCTTCGCTGGTGCGCCTGATTCGATTCTGAATCCTTTCCGCGAGGGAGTCGATACGGCTTTCTAGTTGGCTGACGCGATCATTGATTTGTTGTTCGTAGTCATCCACGCCGTTTTGCCTCACAAAATGTGGTGTATGTGCAGAATCCATTCCGGCCACATTTCCCTTATCGGACGATAACACAAAAACTTGAGGGGCTCAAGTGATAAAATCAAACATGGGATTGTCGAGGTTTTGGCCATGCTTAACAACATACTGAAAAACCTGAGAGATTTGTTGGCAGCACCAATCACTTATAACCCGAATAGGGGAGAAGAATCAATGACTATGGCACCACAGAAGATTAATTGTGTCGGACAGGCGGGTCTGGCCCTCATCAAGGGTTTCGAGGGACTCAGGCTTAAGGCTTATAAGTGCCCAGCGGGCGTGTGGACGATCGGCTACGGCCATACCGGCTCCGACGTGACCCCGGGCCTTGCGATTTCCTCCCAACAGGCAGAAGATTTGCTCAAGAAAGACCTCACCCGATTCGAGAATGCGGTATTCAAGTTGGTCAGCGTGGCCGTGACCCAGAACCAGTTCGATGCGCTCGTAAGCTTCTGTTATAATTTGGGAGAAGGGGCTCTCGGGAAGTCCACCCTATTGAAGCTGCTGAACGCTGGTGATGCCGCCGCTGCCGCCGACCAGTTCCTCAAGTGGGATAAAGCGGGCGGCAAGACCTTGGCGGGGCTGACGCGGCGG